CCATGTATTTATTACTTTACAGTCACCTGAAAGTAGTAAGTGAAAAGGAAAGTCCGCATAAAACTTGCATTCAATATTCATTTTACTGAAACTTTGACCGGGTACAATATCACCTTTGAAAGAACGTACTTGTCCCTCATGTAATATACTTGTTCTATGCTGATTTTTACCACCAATGTAAGCTCCGGATCCGGGTGCTCTTATAAAGCTTTCGCCATATAGGTCAGAAAGAAACTTTGCAACTTCTCTCTCAAATCCTGATCCTTTAGCTTTCTGCGGTGATGTCATGTTAATACTTATCTGTCTCTGTATATGTTTGAAATTATTCTGTGTCCACTGCAGTAGAGTAGCTCGTAAAACCATTCTCTTTAATCACTTTAAGAACACTAGGCACACGCCCAGCTAATTCTTCACGGTGACTTACAAGCCAAATACTTTTCTGTCTACGCCGACTCATGTCTTTAAGAATAGCAATACTGTTCTCAACACCCATCGTGTCAAGCCCACTATCAATTAACTCATCAATAAACAATGTATTGATAGGGCGATATAAACTCTCCCATACATCTCTGAACGCAAAACTTAAGCCTAAGATTAAACGGTTACGTTCGCCACGTGACAGATTATCAAAGTCAAGTTCACGACCCAACTCTGTAATCTCAACCTGCAAATCATTCTGGAAGATAACCTGATGAGGTAGACCAATCTTATCTAGGTAATGCGTTAATCGTGCATTCAAGTAACTTAAGTTTTGATCAATAATCTTTTTACGGACAAAACTATCTTTACTAACTAACAAATCTAACAAGAACTTTTGATGTTCCATTGTTCTTGTTAGTTTATTGATATTCTCAAAGTCAATAGCCTGTAGTGCATTATTTTCCATCTCTACTACTTGTTCACTGTATGGATCTGTTTCATTGTTTTTGTTTGTAATTTGATTCAATAAACTATTAACAGTAGAACGATGTTCAATTGCTTCTGCTTCAGTATCATAAATTGTAATAGGTTGAGGACCCAACACAACAGGATTCAATTCACTAAGTTGATCGCTAAATGGATTAGATTCTTGTTTCTTGTCTTCCCATACTTTCTTTAAGTTAGATACATCACCGCTGTGACGAATAGCTTCCGCTTCTGTTTTGTATGATGGAGTAGGCTTAGGGCCCAATTTAATAACCAATGACTGATTAATTGACAGTTTACTTTCAAGTTCAACTAATTCAGCACGGGCATTTTCAAGTAGTGTGGTTTTTTCTAAGGTAACTTCTAAGTGTTTATCATCATGGAAGTCTTGTCCACAAGCATAACACTTATGATCCTCAAGTTCTTTAACTTCCCGAACCAATTTCTCAATTAATTTTTTTTCTTTATTAATACTTTTGGTTTGGGTATCAATTGCTATAGCAATAGCTTTTTGTTCAGTATCATCGTGCAGCCACTTTTTTAAATCACTCCATGCTTTAAGCTCGGTTTCAATGTCATACTCATTTTTAAGTAAGTAGGCTTTATGCGCTATTGAAACATCAGTATCATGTTTTTGTTGCCAAGCAGTGGAACGAGCAACTAATGCATTATATGTATCTTGCTGTTCTTTTTGTTTAATCCAAACTACTAAATCCTTATGTGCTAACAACTCAACATCAATATCAATCTTTGATAGATCATCATAGTCGGTAACTAACTTAGTAAGATCCTCATCATGTTTTGCTTTCCATAATTTCTGTCTACGCTTCAAAGCTTCAATCTGTTCAGCTACACGTTTGTTAGCTTCTTCAATACCCTTAACACGATATTCTTCTGCTTGTATACCATCTTTGCTATCACGGATCATGTTCTTAATGACCTCAGCTTTTTCACTTAACAAAGTAATACCAAGCAATTGTTCAATGATATCACGTTGGTCATTCGTTTTTAATGCTAAGAACGGTTCACTGTAAGTATTCAATGCAACGATATGTTTGAACATATCGGCACTCATATGAATCACTCGTTCAATGGCTTGTTGTGTTTCTTTGTTCTCGCCCTGTGCATCGTCAGTATTCTTTTGTAAATCGTTGTTTACATAGAAACGTAAAATGTTTGGCTTACGCCCACGTTCAATCTTATAGTCAATACCATCTACACTAAACTCTAGTGTAACCATCATATTTTTACCATTAGTACGATTGACTAAGTTATCTTTACGAATGCTATTGATTGGTATACCAAACAATGCATAGCTAAGACCCTGAATCAAAGTAGTCTTACCTGTACCATTACGAGCACCATCACCACCTAGGTCTAAGTTCTCACCTAGAATAAGTGTTAAGTCTTGTCTATCAAAACTAACAGCCTGTGTAACTTGTCCGATTGATAAAAAGTTTCGTAATGTAATATTTTTTAATTTAATCATATGTTATTGTAAATGTCCAACAATAGTTTTTTGTCAAAAGTATTTGATTCAATAGAATTGATTTGGTCAATGACGATTTGGTCAACTGATTCAAACTTAAGTCCATCTGAACCAGCGATCTCTGTTTGTTCTGCTTTAATGGGAATCAATGCCATTTCTCTTAACTTATGTTCTGGGATTAGTGTTTCTCTTATAAAGTTAGCTTCTTCATAACTAATATCAATGTCAAGATGAACTCTAACATGACTGTCAATCAATAGCAAGCCTTCAGGGTTTTCTAGTACATCACTTAGTTTATATACACGATATAATGGTTGTCTAGGCCAACTATGAAATACAGGCTCTTCACCCCATTCTAGTATCATCATGCCACGTGCATCATCACCTGCGTCAGCATAGTTATGTGGGAAAGCGTTACCAATATACCATACATTCTTTTTGCTTTGACGTTTATGGAAATGACCACTGAATACTAAATCTGTATTTGAAAAAGAATCCATATTAATATCACCATGATCAGGCATTAATATTTGTGCATTCATGTAAAAATTGGGAAGCTCAAAATGTCCAAATATATATTTAGATTTTAATTTTTTAATTTGTTTTGCCTCATCACCTACTAACCATGGACAAATAGTCACGTCACCTTCAGTAAAAATATCATTAATAACATGAACATTTGGAAGATATCCTGCCCATAATACACTATGAATGTCACGTTTTTCTCTATAGTATAAATCATGATTCCCTGTTAAAAAGAACACTTGAGTAAAATTAGAATTTAATAATTCTAAACATTGCATAGAGTAATGGAGACTATGTATGTTAATACTTGCCCTATGATTATGCCAATCACCGCATATGATTGCAGTGTCACACCCTTCATCTTTTGCCTTTGATATAAACCACTTAACAAAATTTAAACAGTCCTCATTGTGAACTATACTATTTGATTTTAAACCAATGTGCAGGTCTGTCATTACTGCCGCTTTTTTAAATAGATTCATTCAATATCCTTAATTTTATAACCATTGTAAAATTCTCCTTTTTTTGATTTTTCTCTAATGGTACACATCCATTGGCCTGTTTGTCGTTGGAACTCACTAATACTATTATAAACTTCTACCTCACCGGTATCACGCATTAAGGTAACCTTCTTGGAAGTTTTTTCTGCGCCTTTTAATCCATTTTGTATTCTATATTTTTTTGCAAGTTCTGGATTTTCTTTTTGCCATTCTTTAATACCAGCACTATGTTTTTCTTTGGAACCGGGTACATTATCATAATAGTTTCTTAGTGTTTCTGCACGATTAATATTGGCTTCCTCAGTATGACAATGTTTAATCATTTCTTTTCTTTGGTCTTCGGTGGTATCAGCCCATTTTTTCTTATTGAATTCTCTCCATTTTTCTCCCAACGCATTTCGTATAAGAGCCACTTCATCATCATTAAACATAGTGAGATCATTATTCAGTCCGTCTCCGCCAGGAGTGCTGTTTAATCCTTTTTTATAAGAATTAAATTGGTTGATATATTTTATTTCGGCTAAAGCAAGTTGTGAGACTGAAGTAAAATTTCTTTCTAATACTTCATATATACAATTTTCAGAACCGTATTGATGTAGTGCAATGTGAAATTTTCCTTTTGGATTAATAATAGATTCTTTGAGGTGAGTACGCCATCTAGACTTTTTGTACTCTGGCTTGGTATCTAACCCAATATATATTTGATTAAGTGGAATTACCGTGATTTTGTATATAAACATATTTTATCCCTAAATGAATATCTTACTTATTTATCATTTAGGGAGTAAAACTTAGTTTATTCTTCGTAAACTGTACTACTTGTCCCAGAACCTTGACGACTCCAACTTGGGTTAAGGCCGTTGATTTCTAATATATCATCACGAATATTTTGATTACGTTTCTCGGTATTCAATACACGACAGAAACTATTAGTTATAGCAGCCGTGTAATAAGCGAATGGGTTGGCTGATTTAGCCTCATTGAATCGTAAGCCAACATACGTTAGTTGAAGGATAGCACTGTTACGCATCTCATCATTATAGGTATACCCACGCCAATTATATTTCATGGCATATTTTTCGCACATCATAATATACATACGGGCGAGTTTGTTTGTGATTTTACCATGCTCTTTATTAAAAGAACCTGTTACTAGATCACCTTCCCAATGACTTTTGCCTACACAATAGAATGTATTATTTGCGTCAATTTTGTAGTGTTGGAATGGGGGGAAGTTTACTTTAACATGAACCATATCATCTACTTCAGCTTTAGTAGTTGTATCCTCTAAGTCAGCAAAGATTTCATCTGGATCTGGTTCTTCAAATTCAAAGATGTCCTTTGCGGTTTTCTTTTTAACGGTTTTGCGAGGTTGTTTTGGTGCAACCGGAACATGATCCCAAGTCATTATACGAAACACTAAATCGGTTATTGCTATTGAGTCAGGTGAAACTGCATCTTTAGATCCTTGTTCCAAACTAAGACGTAATGCACGTGTTTCTTTTGCTTGCTGAATAGTTTCTGATTTAAAAGCATATGCTAGACTATCCTCAATTGAAGCCTGGGGCATATCTACGATAAAGTCATAGCGATGATATTCTGGTTTAGTGAAACAGCAGTATGCGTTTTTACTCTCATGTATTTCTTTTAGAATGTCTTTATTATTCAAATAATTGACTGGTTTGCGTGGTGCGGGTAGTAGAGACATAGTTTCCTTGTTGTTGTGTGTATTATAACACTTTTGTTGTTGAAAAGCAACATTAATATAGAAAAAGGGTAAATTTTATAGCGATAAATACTATTTAGTAAAGGTATAAAACCATGTCAACAGCTAATATAGCCGTATTAAACGCAGATTTAATAGCACTCAGAGAATCGTTGAGGATAAAACTCCAGAGCCTGGCTAATGTTAATCCTAATTATCAAATGAATGCTGCCTTTATTGCAAGATTAAAAGCAGAGGTTATAGTATTAAATAAAAATATTGCATCAATAGAGGCTCAGATAACTGCCGCATCAAAACCTGCAGTTCAACCGGCGCCGCGCCCAACCCCACCTAAGGTTGAAAACGCAAAACCAGCAGTTAATACACAAAATGAAGCTGCAACCGCTGCCTTCTTAGCAGCTAATGAAGAACCACAAAATATTGAAAATAAAGAACCGGCAACTATTAATGTAGACGATGCAATTGAAAAAGCAAGATTAGAAGTTCAAGCCGAGTATGACAGTATTCCACCACGTACCGAACAAGATATTATTGGTGCGTATGGCGGGATGCAGGGTTTACAAGGATCGGTTGATAGGACTAGGGGACTACAGATTACCCAAGATGCAGAGAATGCAAAAACTCAAGGTGATTGGCGTGTAAGATTAAGTTTAGCACCAAGTGCAGGTTATTTATATAAGGCACAGAATCCAGGCATATTAACACCATTGCAAAAAACAGATGGTGTAATATTCCCATATGTACCTCAGATTCAAGTAACATATGCCGCTCATTATGATCCTGCCGAAGTTGCTCACAGTAACTATAAAATATTTCAATATAAAAATAGTAGTATAGATCAAATTAATATTACATGTGATTTTACTGCACAAGACAATGATGAGGCAAATTATTTATTAGCTGTAATACATTTCTTTAGGTCGGTTACTAAAATGTTTTATGGACAAGATGAAATACCTAAACCCGGAACACCTCCCCCATTATGTTATCTATCCGGTATGGGTGATTTTCAATTTGATAAGCATCCGTTAGTAGTAAGTTCATTTAATTATAGTTTACCAAATGATGTGGACTATATAAGAGCAGGTAGTCCAACATTGTTACCCGGAGTTAATTCAAGCGAATATAATAGTGGTAATGATATTACGGTTGATGATGGTGTATCTTGCCGTAGATTACAAGTTAATGGGTTAAATTTTGGGGGAAATGAAAGTGTTCCAAATTGGCAACAGCAAAGTAATACACAACCTACATATGTACCTACAAAGATTCAGATTGCAGTAACTGCATATCCAATTGTAACACGTAATGATATAAGCAATAAATTTAGTTTAAAAGAATATGCCACTGGTTCTTTACTACAGGGTAGTAAACGTAGTGGCGGAGGAATTTGGTAATGTCAAACAACGCACTTTATCCACAAACAAGTCCATACTATGCCACAGACATAGTTAATGATAAATTTTTAGATATAATGATAGATAGGCCTATATTTAAACAGCCTTCTGACATATATTGGGAAATTACAATGGTATATGAATATCGTCCTGATATGTTAGCATATGACTTATATGCTGATAGTAGGTTATGGTGGGTATTTGCACAACGAAATCCTAACAGATTAAAAGATCCTTACTTTGATTTTGTTACAGGAGTGGGTATCTATTTACCTAAGGCAGATTTTTTAAAACAGTTACTGGGACTATAAATGGCAACAATAGGAAGTACAAGATCAATCCCTAATCCAGGATATAGTCCTTGGACATCAAAGGTTGAATTAGATACAAATACAGGAAACCAGATAGCATATGTATACGGAGGGTCTGGTAAATTATTATATACGGGAACCCCGCAAGAAGTAGTTAGAAAAATTCCTACTAATACCTCTTATAATGCTGATAAGGCTTTTTTTGATGGATTGATTAGTACTATTGATGGACAAAGCGCCGGTCTAACGGCACAGTACCAACAACAAGTTCCACCAACTAATACAGAACCTTTACCACCTGGTACAGATAATAAGCCTAATAGTAATAACCTTACAGGATCGGCTGACGGAGATAGCGGCCAAAATAAAGAAAGTCAAGCAGAAGCAAATCCTAATCCATCTGGTAATTTAAATAATATGCCTGAACTAGTTATTACTACTAATAGAACTATCTCAACACAAAATGCGGCACAAAACGCAGGCCCAAATAATCAAAAACCTGGCATGCGCCCGCAAAATCCATTGTCAAGTTTATCAAGTTACACCTATCAACTTACTTTATATATGATAACACCTGATGCTTATGATGCTTTTATACGATCCGGTAGAAGTAACATTAATGCTATTAATAATGTAGCGAATCCACAAGTAGCAACTGAAGTTGAAAGTGGTATGGCAGGCGCATATATTATAGCACAAAGTGGTGGTATAAACAATAAGACAAGTAAACGTGCATTTGACTATGATTTTTATATAGATGATTTAAAAATTAAAACCAAAACAGCTGGACCGGCAACTACTACTGCATCTAACGATAGTGAAATTTTATTTAACATTTATGAACCATATGGTTTCTCATTTATATCAAAATTATCAAATGCTTCGGAAATATTGAAAAATAATAGTAAATTAAAAAATTATAAAGCTTTGTTTAATGCAACTAGACAATTTTTTATATTAGGTATTAGATTTCAAGGATACGATGAAACCGGAAAAGAAATTTCAGCAGACACCACATATAATCAAGATAATAAAAATATAACCGGCGATTCGGGCGGAGTATATGAAAGATTTTTTGACATTAAAATTAAAAGTTTCAAATTTAAACTTGATGGTAAAACAACAGTATATAATATTACGGCAGCACCTGTTGCTCCTGACACAGCATTTGGTGTGAAATTTGGTAGATTAGATCGTGGTGGAAGATATCAAGGTAGCACCGTATCAGAAGTATTAAAAAATTTAATAGATCAGTTAAACGAGTACCAACAAAACAGAAAAAAAACAAGATCATCTTCAGTGGGTGTTATACCAAATGTTTATAACATCAGATATTTAGGAAATGCTGAAAAAGAAATAGGTGGTGCAACCATTGTAAGTCTTGCTGATATAAACAAATCACAATGGCCCATGAGTTTAGCTAAAAATGTAAATCAAGTTAATGAAGGTGTTTCTGTAACAGCCACACCTAATAAGAATAGTAGAACCATTACATTTGCTAATGATATATCTATAATGCAAGCATTGAGTTCAATTATATCACAAAGTTCTTATCTGACTGATTCCTTAAATGTAATTATAAAATCAACTACGCAACCGCCTCCGGCTAATAAAGGTGGACCAAATGTTACAGATCCTAAACCGGATGTAATTAAATGGTATAATTTAGGTTCTGAAGTTAAATGTTTAGGCTTTGATACTATAGCAGGTGATTTTGCGTATGAAATTACATATATCATACAACCTTATGAAACACCCAATGTTACTAGTCCGTATGTAAATAAAACTACAAAATATTATGGTCCACATAAAAGATATGATTATTGGTTTACCGGAAAAAACTCAGAAATACTAAATTATGAACAAAAGTTAGATAATGCATATTTTATTGCCGCAAACAATCCAACCGGTGCACCTGCTAGTCAGGGTGGATATCAAGATATACCCTCTAGTGAAGGCAAACGGCAAAATGAAGATAGAACAGGTAAATTAGATCAAGGTAAAGAAGCACAAAATTCTTATCTAACAAGTTTATTTGATCCGGGTAGTTATGCTAATACAAAAGTTACTATTATGGGTGATCCTGATTTTTTAATGCAAGATAGTCCTAGTTCGTTAGATCAAGTATATCGTCAGTTTTATGGTAAAGGTTTTACTATTAATCCAAATGGTGGGCAAGTTTTTATTGAGATAGATTTCAAAGAACCGGAAGATTACAACAATGATACCGGACTACTAACTATTAACGAGTCTATATTATTTTGGAAATACCCTAAAGAAGTTGCATCAATTGTTAAGGGAATAAGTTATCAAGTAATAGAGGTAAACAGTATTTTTTCAAAAGGTAAATTTACACAAGAATTAAGTTGTGTAATAAATCCTATGACTGATATAGTAGCTAAAGAATCTAATAGTGAAATTGGTAGACCGGCTGCATTGGATGCAAGTGGCCGTCGAACTGCAAGTTCAGATCCTAGAGTTGGTCCAATTATTTCAGAAGAAGATAAGGTACTAGCTAATAATGAGGTAAATAGACTAGCAACTAGGTATCCAGTTAAAACAAACAGTGCTCTTAATGCATCGTCTGAAAACAAGGATGATAATGTAGTAAATCCTACTAAACAACCTGCAAATCAAGGTGGCAGAAATGAACCAGTACCAGGAAGACCGAGGGGCGGAATATAATATATGGCATATGATGAAATAAAACCTAGAGGTAGTACTAAATCAAGTAAGCCGGATGCCGGAGGTGCAGTATTACGTAGTGTACCATTATTTGGCGTTGTTAAAGACAACATTGATCCAGTAAGGTCAGGTAGATTGCAAGTATACATTAGTGATTTAGGCAGTACAAATCCTAATGATAGTAACTCATGGGTAACAGTAAGCTATATGAGTCCTTTCTATGGTGTAACTACACCATCATCAGCTAATACAGGATGGGGAGAATATATTAAAAATCCCAACAGCTATGGCATGTGGAATAGTCAACCTGATATTGGTACAACAGTTATATGTATATTCATTAATGGTGATCCTAATTATGGTTTTTGGATAGGATGTGTACCACAAGCAGAAGCATTACAAATGGTTCCTGCAATCGGTGGCACAGACAATATTGTAGCAAATTCAGGAGAATCAAAAAGTTTAGGCGGTGCAGTACGGTTACCTGTAACTAATATTAATACGAACAATACCGGAATAGCAGATAGTAATACATTTTTAAATGACGCTAAACCCGTACATAGTTATGTTGCTAGTATATTAGCACAGCAAGGGTTAATTAGAGATCCTATCAGAGGTGTAATTGGTTCAAGCGCACAACGTGAAGCTCCGTCACGTGTTGGATGGGGAGTAAGTACACCAGGACGTCCTATATATGAAGGTGGCTACACAGATGAAACTATTGCTACAGCCGCTACTAGTGATAAACCAACCGGATTAAAAGTTGTAGCACGTAGAGGTGGACATACTTTAGTAATGGATGACGGAGACATTTTAGGTAAAGATCAATTAGTA